GTCCTCGGCGATCAGCACCAGATGATTCGCGTCGGCGATCGCGTCGGCGATCCAGCCGGCGAGCTTCTCCGGGTCGAGGGCGATGTCGGCGAACAGCGAGGCGTCGTGCATCGCCACCGCCATGACCAGCAGGGCGGGCAGGTCGTCGAGCGTCGCCGGGCGTGCCGTAATCACAGGACCCCCAGAGTTTCGTAGTGCAGCGTGAGCGCGTCCAGGCGCCAGGCCGCCGCCGCATCGGTGCGAAAGCGCACCGCGAAGCTCGGGCCGCAGGCTTGGACCGAGAGCGTCTCGCCCGGCGTCGTGTCGTCGCTGGCCTCGAGGACGACCGTCTCCTCGAGCGGGTCGCGCGGGTCGTACAGCACCGACACGTCGGCGCCGCCGTCCATCACGAGGTCAATGCCCCACATCTGCTTGAGCGCGCCCGGCGTCTTGAGATTCATGTACGGCAGCAGGACTTCCGTCTCGAACGTCTCGCCGGCATCGTCGTGCGTGTCGCCGTCCAGCGAAAAGACGTCGTCGCCCGAGCGGATGTAGAGCGTGCCGTCCAGCTCGGCGAGCGCGTCGATCGACCGGCCGAAGTCGTAGTAGGACCAGGCGGCCACCTTCGCGGTGCGCGAGTAGGTGAACACGAACATGCGCGTGTAGTGGGCAACGATGTACTGGCCGCCGCCCTGAAAGTAGATGCCACGCACGGCGGAGGGCACGGTCGCCAGGCCGTTAGTGAGCGCGTAGTCGGTCACGAAGCTGTCGATCGGCGAGCCGATGTCGACGTCCTGCAGGTTGTCGGTGAACTCCTGCGTCGTGATCGAGCGAAAGCCGGCGTCGGCCAGGAAGTACACGTCGTTGCCGACGTTGACGACCGACAGGGGGTAGCGCGTCCCGAGGTTGTCGATCACCTGGCTGATCTTCATCACCGCCGGGTCGGGATCGACGTCCCAGGTCTGGGTGGCGTCGAGCGAAAACACGGCGAGCCGCGACCGATAGGTGCCGACCGCCAGGGCGTTCGGCGTCCCGCCGATCTGCAGGCCAGTGGGCAGATAGCCGGCGTCGCTGGTCGTCGTCCAGTCGCGCGGGTCGTTGGTCGCGCAGAAGCGAACGACGTCGCCGGCCACGGCAAAAATCTTGCTGGCCGCCTTCGCGATCGAGCTGGTCTGCGGACAGTTGACGTCCGTCACCCGCGGCGGCGAGGTGCCGTCGAGGTAGTGGTGGCGGTAGCTGCCGTTGCTGTACTGCGTGACGACGTAGAGGTAGCCGTTGAAGGCGATGCCCTGTAGTGCGTCGGTGAGGTCGTAGCCGCTTTCATGGGGGCACACGTTGTTTTGCAGCAGCGGGTTCGCGTGCGCGACGACCGCAACCTCGGTGAAGGTGTGCAGCTTGCCGAGCGCCGCCACCAGGCCCTTCGTGCCCGGCGAGAGCGTGGCGAAATGCTTGAGCCCGTGCCGGCGGGCGATCTGCCAGCCGGTGGTGACGTAGGCGTTTTTGAGCACCCTCAGCCGGTTCGAGTCCGAGGCCGACGCGCCCTTGCGCAGGTCCATGCCGGCGTCAAACCGATCGAAGGTGATGCTAGGCACCGGGACCGTCCTTGGGCGGGTCCTCCTCGGCGGGAATCCAGCCCTTGCGCCGCGCCAGCGCCTCGAGGTGCGTCTGCATCCCGCGTTCGAGCACACGAATCCACTTCGAGCCCATGTGCCCCGCCACGCCGACCAGCGGCGCGAGCAGCAGCTCGGGCGCCCCGAGGGCCGCGCCCACCATGAACGTGAGCGTGCCGGCGAAGGCGGCCGTCATCAGCTCGCCCACCAGCTCGACGATCGACAGGTTGGCCCGCCGCCCGGCCTTCACCTCGCCGATGTAGGCCACCAGCCCGCCCCAGCCCGAGATCGCGAGCACCCACACCCAGGAAATGAGCGGCACCGTCGCCAGGCCGCTGAACAGCGTTTGCTTGTCGCTCACTCCACCCTCCCCGGGCGCCGCAGGACGAGCGGCAGGCGCCGCCCCTTGAAGTACCGGGCCTGCCCGTGGGCCTTGGCGCGGATGGCGCGCAGGGCCGTCTCGGTCTGCTGGGCGTAGGCCTTGGCGTCCGGGTGGCGGTAGTGCGCCTTGGCGTTCGCCAGGGCGAGCAGGAAGAGCAGCGAGTCGTCGATCGAGGCGCGATCGTCGTCCAGGGTGAAGCGGGCCGGCAGGGCCGTGTACTCGACCTCGACCGAATAGGTGTCGTCCGGCTCCGGCCAGATTTCGAGCTGCGGGCCGATGTCGAACCGCTCGGGAATGCTGCGGCTCGTGACGTCGGAGTCGTGGTCGGCGTCGACCCCCTGCGGCAGGGGCCGGTGCATCCCGGCCTCGTCGATGACGACGACGCCGATCAGCTTGTGCAGATCGAAGTCGCTCGGCCAGTCGTAAAGCGTTTGCCCGGCCGCCGTGGTGAAGGTGTAGGTGCGGCGCAGCTCCGGCGGGTCGTACTGCCACCACAGGGTCTCCTGCGCGTCCTGCAGGAACGACTCGATGAGCGGCGCCTGCGACGCGGCCGACGAGCCCTGGGCAGTGAAGCCGAGGCGCCGCTGCAGCGTCCCGCGCAGTTCGGCGAGGGTGCGCTGAGTTTTCACGACAGGCTATTCCAGGCCTGCCGGAACGCGGCCTTGAGCTGGGCCGGCGTGTGGTTCGTCCAGGCGGCCAAGACAAGGCCGAGCGCCTTGAGCGCCTTGTCGGTGTTGTCCACGTCGGCACGATCAGGCTCGGCGGCCGGCGGCTCGGCCGGCGCAATGACGCCGCCGTCATCGAGCCACCGCTGTAGCCGTTCGGCGTGCCAGGTGCGGCAGGGCCACGGACAGGTGAGCGTGGTCCCGTCGGCCAGGGTGACATTCACCGCGCTTTGCGTGGCCGAGGCGTATCGGATGGCCGTGATCTGCATGTCAAAGCTCCGCGTCGGCAGTCCAGGTGCCGGTCCCGGGCCAGCCGCGCCAGTTCGTGAACCCGGTCGGAGTCCAGTAGAACCCGCCAACGGCGCCGTAAAGGGACAGCGAGAAGTTGGCCGGCGTGCCGTTCTGGTAATACTGCCAGCCCGACGCCACCATCACCGGCGCTGCCCGCTTGGAAACGACGAATGGCTGGCTCCCATAGCCGGCGGTCGCCCCGGAAAGCGTGTCGATGTAGAGCGTCGGTTGAAGGCCGGCCTCGTAGTAGCGTTGGCACAGCGCCAGCTCCTCGGCCACCGGCCGGTCCTCGAACGTGCCCGCCAGGCTGTTGATCTCGAGTTGCACCTGCGCCAGGTCGAACGTGCCGGACTGCTGGCCGAGGGTGTCGGTGTAGCCGTTGTAGGTGCTGCCGGCGTCGAACCAGAACGACAGCGCAAGGTAACTGTTGTTGTTGCTGCCAAGCGTCTTGCCGGTGATGCTCGGCAACGTCACCGTCACCGTGTACTTGGCCCAGGCGGTCGTCAGCGCCACCTTCGCGGCGTGCGCGATGACGTCGGACGACGGCGATCCGCCCGTGCCGAACGACTGCACCAGCGAGACGCCCATGTTCTTGCTGGCGTCGGCCTTGGCGTAGAACGACAACGTGACAGTCTGCCCCGCGCCCGTGCGCACGTCCTCGATGCGCTGCACCTTGACCACATAGTTCCCAGCGCCAGCAGACGACGTGACCACGGTGCGCGAGAAGTAGGTCGGCTCGCCGGGCACGTCCGTCTGGCCCGGCGTGAAAATCTGTCGCGAGTGCGTCTTGGTCGAGCCGTTGTGACCGTTGATCCAGCGGTCGTCGCTGCCGTAGGCACTCGACGTCTGCGAGGTGGCGCGCTGCCAGAGGCGGAAGCAGCCGTTGATGAGCTGGTTGCGCCGCACGACCGCGGCAGAGGCGAAGCCTTCCGACTTGGCCGCCCAGTGGAGCGCGGAGTATTTGCCAGTCTCGACCTCCGTGTCCTCGGCGGTGTCCGCCCAGGCCTCCGACTTCGCGGCCCAGTGCAGCGCGGAATACTGCCCCGTCTCGACCTCGGTGTCCTCGGCCGTCTGCGCCCAGGCCTCCGCTTCGTCGGCCGCCGTCTCGGCGTCCGTCTTGGCCTGCAGAATCTCGGGCGAGCCCTCGATGACCGTCACGCTGATCCCCGGCACCAACTGATCGGTGCCGACGGAAGCGTTGGCGAGCGCGTTGTCGGCCCGCTGGATCAGCTTGACGTTGGCGATGAGCTGGTTGATCGCGAGCCCGAGGGCGTCCAGCTCGGCGTTGATCGAGACGTGATCGGTGGCGGCGCCGGTTTCCTCGGTGAAGTCCTTGGCGCGGGCATAGACGGTAGGATAGGTCACTCGGGCGCCTCCTCTTCAACCGGAGCGGGCTGGTACTCCGGGCACTGCGGATGCAGCAGGGCGTAGCTCACAAACCCGTCCTCCGGCGCATTGACCGCGTGGCGCTCGCACTCGATCCGCAAGCAGCGGCTCGCGCAGTAGGACAGGTGCGTGCTCATCCGTCGCCCCAAAAAAGCGGGGGCGATTGCGCCCCCGAACCCCAGGAGGATTGCCCAGTCATACCTCGTCGTCGTGCTCGATCGCCCGATACAGCTCGAGCAATCGCTTGGTCGTCACCTTCTTCGGGTACTCGATGCCCCGCGCGTCGAGGATCGCCATCAGCTCCTCGCGGCTCATGGCCTCGTCGTCGACGGCCTCGTCGTCAGCCAGGGCCCCGGCCGACCGCAAGGCCGCCAGGAACTTGCCGCTGCCGAACTGGCCGTAGACCCGCTCGACGTAGGAAATGCCCGAGCGGGGGTCGACGCCGTAGTTCTTTTCGAGCCGGGCATACTCGGCCGCCGGGTCGATGTCCCGCTCCTCCTCGAAGCGGGACACCTCCGCCAGGTCGTAGCCCACTGCGGCTTCGAGCACGGGGACTTCCCAGGCCGCCAGGGTCACTGACGGCTCGGTCATCACATCCCGCTGAATGGTGCCGGTGACGTATTCCATCGTGGTGTGTGCCTCGTTATCAGTCGACGAGCAGATAGATGCTGATCGTGCCCGCCGTGCGCGTGGAGAAGTTGCCCCGCACATAGCGGCCCGCCAGGTCGATCGTCGCCATCTTCGGCGTGGCCTCGGCCCCGGCCGCCGCCGGGTAGACGAGCGCGTCGGTCCAGTTCGAGTTGTCGCTCGACACCTGCACCTTGCACTGGCCGTTGAAGTCGGCCGAGACGTCGATGCGCGCGACCGCATCGTTGCGACCCTGCAGGGCCGGCGAGGTCAGAAGATCGACCGCGGTGCCCGCGGCAGCGGTGGCCTGCTTTTCGAGAAGGGCAAGAAGTTTCATGGCTCGTTGTCTCCAATGAGGGGCGCCCCGAAGGGCGCCCGCTGGCTCAGTCGATACCCAGGACGGCGTGCGCGTTGCTGCGATTCATCGTCAGCGCGCCCTTCCAGGTCAGGCCCCAGTAGTACGCATAGCGGTCGTACACGCGCGGCGGCGTGCGCGTCACCATGTCGTGCCCGCGCATGGGCCGCAGCCGCAGGTGGCTGGTGTTGAGGAAGTAGCACCGCTTCTCCCAGCTCGGCGAGGCCGACTCGATCGCCTGCACCTCGTAGAAGGTCGGCGACCAGATGATCGGCACGCCCTTGAACGAGAGGTTGGTCACGCCCGGATCGAAGCCCGCCTGCCCGCCTGCGGTCGGCAGGATGGTGTAGCGGTCGATCACGGCGTCCGCCGCGACGCGGAAGTCGTCGAGGAAGTCGGAGCCGCAGACAATCAGGTCCGGCTTGCCGCCGTTGCGGGTGCAAGACCGCCATACCTGCTCCATCGTGTTGATGAGCGAGCCCTGGGCGATGTTGAGCGAGACGTGGTTGCGCCACCACTCGTTGCCCGAGGTCGCGCGGTTGATGCCGCCCACCGTGCCGGAGGTCGGCGTGGTGGAGATCAGCGCGTTGAGGCCGTTGATCGCCTCGCCCGTGCCGACGCGGTGCAGCGCCAGGTCGAGCGCCTCCTCGAAGCCGAGGCGCAGATCGGAGGTGCGGTCGTCGAACAGATCGACCAGCTTGTCCTTGTCGAAGTCGGCGTGCCGGCCGGGCTTGGCGCCGGGACGGTCGTCGATCTCGATGCCGTTCTGCAGCAGCTCGTCCTCGTTGAGCGTGAAGCCATCGTGCGCGGAGGTCCACGCATACTGCGCGGTCGTCACGGTGCGGCGCTTGTTGTAGGTGACGGTCTGGTCGCCGTAGTACCACTGGAAGTTCGAGCCATAGTCGAACTTCAGGTTTTCAACGATGTACTGCTTGCCGCCCGGAAAGGCCTTCTGCTTCGCCATCAGGGCCTTGAGCAGCGGATGCTGATAGCCCACCTGGTCGATGGGCTTGTTGCGGAGGTGGAAGTCGAGCGAATAGGCGCCCGCCGCAGAGATTTCTTCAGTCGTGAAAGGCATGTTGGTGTCCTCAACGAAAGTGAACGGTCAGTTCAGTCCCGTCGAAGGCCGCGACCCCTTCTTTCAGCGGCGGGCGGCGCGACTCGCCCAGTTCTGCGCGTTCGGGAGTGCGTGCCGACCGGCACGCCTTGCACTCGCAAGTCTACACGCTGCCAAGAGTTTTGCCAGTTGCGCTACTGGCCTGCCCGCACCGAGGCCAAACCGGCGGAAATGGCGTCCCGCAGCGAGGTGGGAATCCCCTTCCCGACGCCACCGGCCGGCGTGCTCGGGATCGGCCGCGGTCGACGGGCCGCCTGGCGCGCATTCTTCGCCGCCTCCTGCTTGAGCGTGCCGTAGGCCTGGCGGATCAGCGGCACCCACTGCTCGCGCGGCGCGGACACGAGAATCCGTCCGGCCACCTGGGTCAACGCCGGGAACAGGGCCGGGAAGTCGGGATCGGCGCCGGCCAGCTCGGCGTGCAGGGCGTTCAGCTCGCCCCGGGCCGACTCCAGTCCGGCAGCGGAGAAGCCACCCGGCGGCCCCGGCTCGGGCGCGTAGGTTGGCGCCTGGGGCACCTGCGGGGCCTGCCGCTGCCGCTCCAGGGCCTCGAGGCGGGCCAGCTTGAGGGCATCCTCGCGGGTGAGTTCGTAGGCCTCGACGCGGGTCTTGAGGTCGGGATGGGCGTCCAGCGGATCGAAGCCGGGCACCTCGACACCCGAGCCCGACAGCCGTTCGGCCAGCTCGGCGCGCTGCGCCTCGATGAGCTGGAAGGCGCGCTGCAGGTCGGCCGGGTTCTGCGACCGGGCCGCCGAGGCGAAGTCGAAGAAGCTCTGCCACATGTCCTGGCTGATGCCCAGCTCCGCCAGCCCAAGCATGAGCTGCTGATGCTGCTCGGCCAGTGGCCGGAAGGCCTGAATCTCGGCCTGGGTGGCGTTCAGTCGCTCCTCGGCCTCCTTGCGTGCCTTGATGAGTTCGCGATACCGCTCGCGGGCCCGCTCGCCCACCTGCGGGATGCCCTCGTCGTCGACCTCGTCGGCCTCGCCGCTGACCGCCGCCAGGCCGGCGGAAATCGCGTCGCCCAGCGTTTGCTCGGCCTGGTCGGCTACCGCC